GTTGCCAAAGACGATAACTATTTGCCTATCATTTTTGAAATGGACAAGGGCGATGATATCACAGATGAAAACAATTGGCAAAAATGCAATCCTAATTTAGGCATTAGCGTTTTTCCTGAGTTTTTAAGGTCAAGATTGGCGGCCGCAAAGAATGAAGGCGGATCTAAAATGGTAGACGTGCGCACCCTTAATTTCAATGAATGGTGCGAAACGCCGGAAGTTTGGATTACAAACGATGTTTGGGTCAAAAACAGCCACGGAACAACTATTGAAAAGATATACGGCCGTGAGTGTTATGGCGGTTTAGAGATGTCAAGCGGCCTAAATATGAATGCTTTAGTGCTGTTTTTTCCTGCAATTGGCGAGCAATCCGCTGCAGTTTTGCCACTGTTTTGGATGCCATTGGATGCAATCCGAAGCAGTAACATACGTATTGATTACGAATCATGGGCAGAAGGCGGCTTTTTGCAGGTTTGCGATGGAAACGTAATTGATAACGATTGGGCGTATGGCAAGGTTTACGAATTCATTAGCCGATTTAATTTGCACAGCATTGCCTTCAATCTTACGCTATCAACGCATGATGTTGTGCAGGCTTTAATACTCGCAAATGTGAGCTGTAACCCAATTAGCCAAGGATACCGCACACAAAGCCTGCCAACTAAGGCTTGGGAGGAAATGCTGATGGCTGGAGAAATTGATCATTTAAATTATCCTGTACTGGCTTGGCAAAATCTAAATACACAGATTTCGCGTAGCAAGGATGGCGAAGTTAGAATCCAAAAAATGCAGGGCATGAACTCAGGAATAGCCGCCGCAATTCAAGCTATTGCGCAATGGAAAACAATAAGCAGCGGAATGAAAGAGGATGACGGGCTTTTAGAAAGCTGGTAATCAGCGTTTTTTGTTTTTTTGTTTGGCTATTCTACGCGCGCTAAATGATGTATAACTGCTATACGCATCAAATCCCGCATCCTCAATAGCACGCTCAAATGCCTCAGTCCGTGTTCGGCTGTTTTTTAGCTGCTTTTCAAATTTCTCTTGAAACCAGGTATGCAGGTCTTTCATTTTTATTTTGGTTAAAAGCCCTATGCAAAATTAGTCGTTTTTTTGTTTGCTAAATACCGCATTTGAGCAAGCCATTTTTTCAAAATTTGTTTGAAAAATACGTCTGGGACTTTTCCACAAAGTCAACCGGCAATCCGTATAACCTAAAAGGATCGGATGCATGGGCGCGATTGGTAGGTTTTAATGATAATTTTAGCGAGGAAGCAGTATCAGAAAGCAGGGCGCACGGCCTTGCTACTGTTTACACTTGCATTAACGTACGCAGCCAAACATTGGGCGCCTTGCCAATTGGCGTTTACAAAGACACTCCGAATGGTAAGCAATCTTTAACAGACCATCCGGCATACTATCCGCTTGCGCATCAACCGAACAGCTACATGACATCGGCCAACATGTTTATGACGGCCATGATCCATGCCGATAGCTGGGGAAATAGTTATATCGGTATCAATCGCAGCGGCCGGGGAGCAGTTAGCTCCCTGGATTTATTGAAGCCTTGGGAATGTGAAAGCATCAATATCATTGACGGCAATGCGTATTACAACATCAATGGCATGGTTTATCCAGCTCGCGATGTATTGCATTTTCGTTGGTGGTCACTTGATGGAATCAATGGCGTAAGCCCTATACGGCAAAATGCCATCACAATGGGAAAAAGCATTAAAGCTGAAAAGTATTCAGCCATGTCCATTGGTCAAAAGCCCCCCGGTATCCTCAGCTATCAGGGTACAATGACCCCAGAGCAACGCGCCGAGAATCAAAAGGCATGGAAAACAGATCTAGAAATGGGGCGCACGCCTATCATGTCAGGCAAATGGGAATTTACACCCATTATGCTTGCACCTGGTGATGCGCAATTTATTGAGCAGGAGCGCCTTACAGATCGTAAAATATATGCCATCTACCGTATTCCTCCGGTTTTTGCTCAGGACTACGAACGCGCAACATTTGTAAACGCTGAACAATCCGATTTGCTGTTTGCAAAACATACGATTACTCCAATGGTTCGCATCATTGAGCAAGAGTGCAACATGAAGCTATTTAGTGAGCGTGAGAAATCTAATACTTATGTTAAATTCAATCTAAATGGCTTACTGCGTGGTGATACGGCCGCACGCTCTCAGTTCTATACGGCCATGCGCAACATTGGCGCAATCAATGCCAACGAAATCCGTGAACGTGAAGATTTGAACGGATACGATAGCGGAGAAATTTACACCGTTCAGGGCGCAATGGTTCCGGTGGATATGCTGCGTGAATTTTATGAATCTAAGGTAGACCCCGGATCAGAAGAAGGCGAAACCACGGCGCAAGAAGAAAGCGAAAGCTATCAAATGGCCTACCGCAAAGCGCTTGAGCAAGCAAAGGCAAAATATCGTTTTAACTGAATGCAATGACTAAAAATATACAAGCAAACATTTTATCCAAGTCGTTTGATCCAAATACGGTTCTTGAGACGCGTAAAATGAAATTCATCATAAGCACCGGAAGCAAAGACCGGGGCCGTGAGGTTATCAATATGGATAACTGGTCATTTGATAACTACAAATCAAATCCAATTGTAGGCTATCAGCATGCCATCCACGGTAATCATTTCAGCGACCCTAATCCTGATATGGTGATTGGTAAATCCGAGGTTGTGGTTGATATGTTTAGCGGCAAAAAAGTAATTGTTGCCGAAGCTGAATTTGAGCCGGCTGACATCAACCCAATTGCTGAAAAGATTTTGAAAAAACTTGTTTTTGGGTCACTTAATGCGGCATCTGTAGGCATTTTGCCTGTGGGTAATGGCCGGCATGAAAAGGGCATTTACTATTATGATGGTCAGGAATTGCTTGAATGGTCAGTTGTCAATATCCCAATGAACCAGGATGCAGTCAAATTGAGCATTGACAAAGCAATGGACGCCGTCAAATACGTACTTGACTTTTTGCCCGAAATTGATTCTTCAGACCTTAAAAAATTGACCGTTCAGCAGGTTCTTGACCTTGTTGAAAACAAAGGCAAAATGGTAACTGAAGAATTGGAAAGCAGTCTGGCCGATCAAAAGGCAGATTTTTACCTGAATCGTTTGAATCAAATTAAAACCAATAGAAAATGGACAATCTGAAGTCAAAGCGCGAGGAGCGTGTGACCCTTGAGGATGCATACGCTGTACTCGCAAACAAGGCTAAGGAAAAGTCGCTTTCCGCCGAAGAGGTTAAAAGCCTTGACGGATTGGATAAGCAGATTGCATCCTTGGACTCTGAAATCGAAATCCTGGAGCGCGCAGAAAAACGCGCTGCTGAGATTGTTAAGCGTCAAGCAGCTAGCGCAGCATCTGCTGTAGGCGCTGTACAAGACAATTCCGCAGAAGTGCGTGAAATGAACAGCATTGCAAAGCACTACTCATTTGCCAAGCAGATGCAGGGTCTTGTTTCCAAAAAAGATCGCTATACTCAAGATGGCGTTGAGCATGAGATGTATCAGGAGGCTGTACGCGAAGCAAAAGAAAGCGGCGTATCAATTGGCGGTAACATTGCCGTTCCTTCCAAGTTCATTAAAATCGGCAAGCAAAAAGCAGCCCTGAATGTAGGCACCGAAGGTACAGACGTGGTTGCTACCGATTTGATGGGCCTTATTCCTGTGCTGAATCCTACTCCTGTAGTTTCTCAGCTTGGAATCACCATTATGACCGGCTTGCGTGGCGATGTACAATGGCCGCGTCAAAGCGCTGATGTAGGCTTCTCATGGGAGACTGAAACCAGCAACGTAGATGAGTCTGTGCCTACTTATGATAACATCAAAGTAAGCCCTAAGCGTACCGGCATGTACGTGGATGTAACAAGCCAAATGATGCTGCAAAGCTCTTTTGTTCTTGAGCAACATCTGCGCAATATCATCACTCGCCGCTATGAGTTGACCGTTGACCATGCCGTACTGGCTGGCACCGGCGCATCTAACCAGCCTACAGGTATTCTGAACTACTCAGGAGTTAACGTGCTTAGCCTTGGATCTGGATCGGCTAACGACATGACATACGCCGCGCTTGTTAGCATGATTCGCGATGCAAAAGCCGCAAACGCACGCTCAGGCAACGCTGGATTTATCACCAACGCATACGGTGAATTTGCTCTGTCTCAAACTCCTAAGCAGACATCAGGAGTTGAGGGCAATTTTGCCTATGACTTTTCAGGCCGTCTTGTTGGCCGTCCGTTGTTCGTTTCCGAAATCATCCCTTCTAATTACAGCGAAGGTGGCCAGACCGACCTTTGCGGTATCATCTATGGTGAATACTGGCAGGGTGCCGTTCTGGGAACTTGGGGAGGTCTTGACATCCTGTTTGATCCGTATACCCAAGCTTTGGCTGGCACTAAGCGGTTTGTTGTCAACGCCTTTATGGATGTTGAAATTGAGCAGCCGGCTGAGTTTACAATCTGCAAAGATTGGGACGCAACTGATCTGCCTGCACTTACTTAATCATTTGTTTTGTGGGTTTAAAGGGGAGCCGGGAAACTGGCTTCCCTTTTTCTAAACTAATATGATAAGAGCAATAGCCAAAAGAAACTTTTTACTGCGCCGTGAACTCGGCGTAGACATTGTAGCCAAACGCGGTGAAGCCATTATGGTCAGCTCCGAAGAGCTACGCAAATTCAAAGCCGATTTAATTCCGCTTAAGAAATGATAATTTATAGCCGTGTAACTGACCAGCCGGCAACAGAGCCGGTAACATTGACTGAGGCCAAGACTCATTTGGAGTATCAGGGATCGGCTAAGGATGCTTATATTCTTTCACTTATTAAGACTTCGCGCAGGCTTTGCGAAGCTTACGCTGGGTTGTCTTTTGTAACCCAAGAAAGGTCTGTAAAACTTGACCATTTCCCATTTAGCCATAGCTATATCGAAGTGCCATACGGCCCAGTGCAAACTATTGACTCGTTTACATATCTTAACGAGGATGGCACAACTACGACAATGGTTGAAAATACCGATTATGTTGTAGACACTCACAGCGGCATTTGCAGGCTCTATGCGATTGATTCTGCTAGCGAGATAGATTTGTGGCCTACCGAT